TCTGAGAACCAATTAAGTGGGGGGAATCTGCCGTGATGCCATGCGTCTCTAGAGATGTACGCAAAGATCGGTGCAATGTTGTTGGCGTGACGAATGAACTGCTCGGACTTAAATCTGCACATCTCTAGGTGATCACCGTCGGGGTTGTAGCGAATGTTCTGCGCAGGTCTTACATAGTCACTTCTTGCGCCCACCCAGCCGACATTGACCTCCAGCTCGCGGATCACCTCGACATCTTCTAAGAGTCGCTGGTAAGAGTTCGGTGTCAGCACCACATCGTCATTGCAGACGATGCAAGCCTGTGCGTACTTCAGAGCGTCGTCGATTACTTCGTTGTAATCGTCGCCAAAGTTACGGGGTTCGCCAAAGATAAGCCTTGCGTTTTTGTACCCAGAGACGACTCTCTCTGTGCCACGCAAGTAAACAAACGCCTCTGGTGCGTATTGCTTAATGGATTCGAGCAGAACTGGCAAACCTTTGCCGTTGACCGTCGAAATGCAGATTGGGATCACTTGGCTTTGTTTCTCGCTGTGATCGCTTTCGCCTTCGCCTTGGCATCTGCCTTGCTGGACGCACCCCATGCGTTGAGACTCAAAAGAAGACGGGTCTTTTCACCGTTTTTGTACTCTGGTCCTGCGTTACCCGCCATGCGCGCAAGAAAGCTCGCCCGTCTGGGGTTATCTCCAGACTTGACAGGGGGCTTGAGGTTCATGCCTTCAGCTTTCGCAGAGGCACGACCTTTAGCGTTTAAGCCACCAGTTGGTGACTTGCCCTCTTTCCTCTGCCACGCTGCGCTCACTTCTTAGCCTTTGGCTTCTTGGCGGTCTTGGCAGCCTGTTTGAAGTCGGCAGCAGACGGTGCTGCCTTAGAGCCGACCTTGTTCATCTTCTCGCCAGAGCCAGCAGCTATGCGTTTTTGCTTGGCATTGATATTTGCGTAAAGTCCAGTCTTCATTTTTCATTCTCCTCGTAGTCTTCGCCTTCTTCCATGTCCTCGTCCTTGGCTTCGCCAGTATTAGGACCACCAACAACCCAAGCATCACAGGTTCTGGACGCTGCGCACTTGAAGTCGAATATCTCGCAATACCCTAAGTCAGCGAGTTTGATAGTTCCCCAAGGGTCTGCTTCGTTTCCAATGCCGTCAGCAATACATTGCTTGATGGTGTCGGAGACATTAAACGCTGCACAGTTACCGCAACGAGATTGCTTCGCGTCGTCAATCGACACATCCCAAGTATCTGACTTGCGTCTCCAGAATGCCTCGTTAGGCAGATTGGGGTTCTCAGGACCGTACTTCGCAGCCGTAATCGCCTTAGCGCGGTTTTTCAGATTAAGGGTGATGTCTTGCGTGGGTGCTGGACACTCGCTGGTGTCGCTGTCGGACATCATCTTGTCCATTGCGCCTTGCAAGCTCTTGGGGTATGAGGTAGCCATTACTTACCCTTTTTCTGCTTCACGCCAGCAGAGGACAAGGCAATCGCCAAGGCTTGTTTCGGGTTCTTGACGACTGGTCCAGACTTCGATCCGCTATGCATCTTGCCAGCCTTGAATTCGTTGTACACCTTAGAGATTTTCTTCTCTGTCTTTGTCTTCTTCATCATGTCAATGACTCCTTGAAATGGGATACCCGAATTATGCAACCCTTGACAGGTTTCTTTTCAACGGTTGCGACCACTTCTGACTCGTATTCGCACCAAACATCGAGACGGCAGCGTCGGACGCAAAGGTCAATACAAACGAGTCTGCCTTATCAGGTGACCTCAGACCGCGCTTTCTAATGTCGTCCTTGCCCTCGACCTGCATCTTCCCCGCGCTGCTAAAGAAGTACCTCACCGTCGCCAGTTCAGCCACCAGCTCCTCGTCATTTGGGATACGGCAGTCACGCGCCTCAAACCACGCCTTTGCCTTGTACCAAAGCTCTGCCCTTAGATTTCGATAAGTCGTACCCATCGCGGGGGACTCTGAGACATTGATGCCACGGGCTGGCAACCCAAGTTCTCTGAGACGGTCTACTACGCCAGCGCCAAGTCCAATCGAGTCCACCATGATCTCATGCGGTCTCTGGCTTGGCGGTAGGGCTTCCCACTCCGCGACTACTGCGCCTGTGAGTTGCATCAAGTCTAGGTTTTTCCAAGTCTTCGTGGGTTCAATCAATGCGTTGCCCTGTCTCTTCGAGAGTGCAGACCTGTCGCCACCAAAGCGTGCGACATCCAAGCCCCAGATCAGTTTTGCGTGCTGGGAGGTCTCGACATCTCGGTGCTTTGCCAGTTCCAAGAGTTCCATCGGGATGATGGTGTCGTCGTCTGACCTTGGAAACTCACCTAGTACCCTTATTCGGTAGGCATTCGACTCTTCCCCGTACCGCGCCTTCATCTCTTCGACATAGGCATCTGAGACCCTTGGCGAGTCTTTGCAGCTCACCTTCATCGTCACCCAATCGTTCGCCAGTCGGTTCTGGGTGTCGTAAAAGAATCCCGAACTTCTGACAGGGTTGCCCAGCAAAAGGGTCACGGCATTGTGTCCAGACATAGACCCCGCAGCAGCCTCAAAGACTGCCTCTGGGATGCCAGATGCCTCGTCAGCTACCAGCATCACATTCTCTGAGTGGACACCTTGCAGGGCTTCTGGCTGCTCTGCCCTACTGGTTCTGGCTGAGACGAAAGCCTCGGACGCTGCTTCCTTGACCTCGATCCTGTCCTGCTTGACTTCGAGCATATCCCGCAAGGTCTCAGGCAGTTCCTTCACCCAGCGCTTTAGTTCCGCAAAGAGTGCGTCGTAGAGTTGGCTGGATGTGGGGGCGGTGACGACGACCTTGACGGGGTATCTGAGCAGTAAGTACCAGATGATCGCCCAGCTCGCTGCTGTGGACTTTCCTACGCCATGCCCTGACCTTACAGATATTCTGCGGTTGCCCTTTGCGATGTGCGTGAGGAAGGTCTCTTGCCAAGTGTCGGGGTTGGCTTTTAAGACTTCCTTCACGAAGAGCGTGGGGTTGTTCTTGTAGCGGATGGTGAACGCAACAAAGGGATTCTTGCTGAGTTCGTCTTGTCGCTTGTCGTGGATACGGTCTAGCGTCTCCTTGACCTGTGGGTGTAGTTTCTTTTGTACTGGTGCAGTTGATTCTGTCGTCATGTCAGGATTGTGCCTTGATTTTTTTTATTTTTTTAGGGTTGAGTGGTGCTGTGGGTAGGGGTAGTGGGGGGGTGTTAGGTCGGTAACTGTCGGGGTGCAGTTTCAGCGCCACCCGTCGCGCCAAGCGAAGGGGGGGGTAAACCCGAATCTGTCAGCAGAAAACAAGCAGAAAACAAGCAGAAACGAATACTAATCTCTACACCTACTTTATACTATGTCCATTATGTAAAGTTATTTTGCTGTTATCCACAGGTTTGACGGGTGTTTTGTGCATAACTTCGCCAGTTTCCACGCAACTGTGGACAACTAGGACAACTTCTCGCTGTTTTCTGTGGATATGTCCTCAACGACCTCGATGTGTCGCAATGCGTCCAGCCTCATGCCAGACAGGTTCACTTGCACGCTTGGCATCTTATTCTGGGCGTATGAGGCAGGATTCCAGCGCTCTGCCACCCATTGCCTCGTTTGCACCCGTAATCTAGCCTTTTGTACCTCTTCGACATCGGTTTCGTCAGCAATTAGTATGCTTTCTGCTACCATGTCGTCCGCAGCCTTCGCACGCGCACGCGAGGCGAGACCTTCATTCTCCTGTTTTGACAGCCAATCTTCGAGTGCAACTCGACCAACTCCGAGCGCGTAACAGATGCGTGCAATCGGCTGCCCAGCCTCAAGCATTGCGACGATATGTTCCTTCGGCAACGAATCAAGCGCAGCCAAGTCCGACTTGCGTTTTGGTCTACCAGCCATTTAAAAGCCCTCCAAGCAATCAAAGCCACTCACCCACCACAAAGTACATCCAAGCATCTAAATCTCCTCCAAAGCCCGATTAGCCCTATTTTTGCCTATCTTGCTGGTGTCGAACACCTTTGGCAACGACGAAGCCTCCAGCTCGTCCGACTTGACATCATCAAAGCCTGTCGCACCGCCAAGTGGAAACTCCTTCGCATCCTTGTCCAGCCTAACAAGTGCAGCACAAGGCATCAACGACTTGATCTTCATCGTGTCCTTGATGACTGGCGAGTCCATGATCAACTCCAGCTCTTCCATCGTCCAGATGTGACGATTGGCAACATCGGGTCTAAACTGCTGGTAAAGCGTCGCGTCGTGATGTGTACCAACGACCACCATCACCGACCCGTCCTGCATCTCATGTTCGACTGCAACTATCGCTGGCATCTCCGACACACCGTTCTCGACCGCCCAAGTCTCCAGCGCTGCATAAGCCTTGATCATTCCTGCGACAGCTCTGTCCAGCTTGACCTCATCTCTGGACACCGAAGCCTCGAACACTCTCTCAGCCTGTCGCCACACCTTGATCCGAAATTCCGAGTCCACCAGCTCGATCAAGCGATTGATGCCCCAACGCTTTTCGTGCTCCCTTTTCACCACAGACAGCTCAACTAACCTCGAATTCATAAATACCTCAAAAGTATTCATAGGGAATTCTGGTTGTTTTAGACCACCAAGCACTTTACTCAAACTCTTTTTAACCATATACAACTCCAACTAAAAAATAATCAATGGCGACATTTGCTGGCGACGACGAATGGATGTCTTCTAGACATCCATCCATTTGTCGTCTCCAAATCAAGCAACAAATGGGATACGAATGGCTTTCCATTTGTCACCATTCGTCTCCATTCGTCTCTACCCCTAAGCATCTGAATACTCCTCCTCTTTTTCGTATTCTGAAGCGTTTTTGTCCTCATATACGATCCAGCATATGTCACGATTTATTACTACTTTTTTGTAATCAACCAAATCCTCTTGCACTTCCCTCCATGCCTTATCAACTGACTTTTTGGCGATGTTATTTCCCTTTTTCTGCCTAAATCTTTCCTCCCAATAGCCAATCCCAACGCACTTTATTGAGTCGCGCATGAACCCTTTTTCGGCAACGACCTCATACAAGCATTCCATTGCGAGCCTTTGATTCTTTCCATTTCCAGTAGCGTCTGGAGGGTTTTGTTTTACCTTCTGCTTGACCGATGTGTCCATCTCCTTGTCAGGTTCTACCGCCAGACTGGATGTGTCAGCGACATTGAGTCTGCTGGAGCTGACCTCAATCATCTTGAATCCAATGCGTTGCCCGTCCACACCGTCCTTCTGCTTGGAGATGTGCAGTATTCCTTTTGGCGGTTGAGCGCCTTCGATCCTGATAATCTCCAGCTCGGTGTCTACTGCGCCAAGCAGGGAAGAGTGACCGCGCAGTCCCTTGGTCGCGTCCTTACCAGCGTGATGGACTACCAGCAAGCCACAGGTATACCGTCCTTGTATAGCGCCAGCAGCCGTAATGAATGCACCCATATCCTCTGATGCGTTCTCGTTACCACCGCCAAACGCTCTAGCTAAGGTATCGATGATGATCAACTCAAAGTTGATCTCGTTGATTGCTTTGAGGTCGTCAATGGCTGCCACCAAGTCTTGGAGGTCTGTCTTACTTGACCGAAGGTTGACTTGTCTGCGCAAGAAGTAAACAGGCGCTCCAACTGGTGTCTTGTGATGCGTCTTCAAAGCCTTAATGCGTGACCCGATACCGCCATGACCCTCACCTGCGATGTACAGGACTGCACCGCGTCTGGTAATCTGGTTGCCAAGGAATGCTCTTCCCGTTGCGATGCACTCCGCAATGTCGAGTGCGACGAAGCTCTTAAACGAAGCTGGCGGTGCGTATAAGGCAACGAATGATCGTTGCGGTATGACTCCTTGAATGAGCCACTCAACTGGTTCGTCCTCAATGCTGTCCCACGCTTCGAGCTTGAATCCTTCGCGTTGTAGTGGTGCTTGTGGCAGCTCCAACTCTTCTATTACTGGTGTCTCAGCAACGCCAATCAATCTTGCAGGAGTCGTTACATCCAGTTCACTTATGACTGCTTGCGTTGCCTTTGTCAGGTCAACCAGCCTGTCCTTGTCACCGCCATACTTATGGACAAACTCGTATGCGTCTTCTTTTATCTCCTGTAACCCAAGGTCAACCACTCGGATACTTTTTGTAACCGACTTGAGCGCTGCAACTGCTTTCCTTGCGTACTCCCAGCCGACCAGATCGTTGTCTGGGACTATCGCAATAGTCAGTCCGACTAGGTGCTTGACTACATCTTCGGGGAAGTTGCTTGCACCGTTGTGCGTGCAGGTTGCCACCACACCTAAAGACTTGAGAGCGTCGGCAGCCTTCTCGCCTTCGCACAAGAAGACAGTCCTGCCTGTCTTTCTTGCGTACTCAACTTCTGGCAAGTTGTACGGGACTATGTTCGCACCCGTCATTGATGCGTGCCGTCTGCCGTTCTCGTCCACCCTGTACTGCTTGTATGTCTTTCCTTTGGAGTCAAAGGTCTTGTAGCGTTGTTTTATGTGCTGGGTGATGCCGTCTTCATCTGTGTAATGCCACTCCTGCTCCAACACAGGTTCTTGCGGTTTCGGTAACGGTTTGATCTGCGTCAAGAAGTCCATCGGGTTTGGTAGGTCTTTCAGCAACCCGTAGTCTTTGATTGCGTGGAACACCTCGTCCTGAGAGCACCCACTAAAGCACTTAAACAACGGCTTGCCTTCGTCTGTCTCCGATACACAAAGACTTGGATTTCTGTCCCCGTTACCCTGCCCGTGACTGCTGACAGGACAGCTCGCCATCCATTGCCCGTTCACCTTCTTTGCGTTGCCAAGCGCTTGCGCTATTTGTTCGGCTTGCATTCTTGTCCTTGTTCTATTTGTTCTAATCTCTGCTCCAACTCGTAGACCCGTTGAGCCAACGCAATAAGTAGCAGCATCCAAAATTCTTGTGTGTTTTCCATAGAGGAAAAAAAACGGGACTGACCTTTCAGCCAGCCCCGTCTCTCTTAAGATTTAAAACATCTCGTCGTCTTCGACGGTTTGAGCCATTGCAGTCTTAGGCGCTGCCTTTGGTTGCGGTGCTGGAGCTGGTGCTGCCATGCTGATCTTGCCGTCACTATCAAATGATTGCGTGCCGTCGTCCACCGCTACCGCGTCCATTCCAGCAGGTCTCTCAATCCATGACACCACATCAAAGTTAGGGATTCTTGTTGTCCCCTTGCCGATCTTCTCTAGCGTCGAGCCTTTGTACTCAATCACGGGTAACTTGCCAGCGTTGGCAGCTTGTCCCGCCTCTATTGCCTTCCAAAGTTTCTCAAGCCCCATATTTGGTCCTGTCCCGTTTGCGCTCCACTCAGCGAGTCCCATCTCCTTGTTATAGAACTTGATAGAGAAGCCACGCTTGTGATCTGGTGACGGTTGAGCACCCTTCTTACCCAGACTTGCGTCTGGTTGCCAGTCGCGCACACCTTCTCCAAGGTGCATCCATCCTGTTTGAAGTGAAGCTGTATCGACAACCATTTTTTTGGGTGTGAATTCCTCCTTGTTTGAGTTGAGCCATGCGTTAGCAGATGGCATAAAGCGAATGTAATTACCACCGCCAGATGATGATGAAAGATTAAGCATTTGAGCCTTTCGAGTTTATGTTGCATTTAGCAACGGTTGGGGGAAATGATTATTGACCTAATGAGTAATCTCGCGCAAGAGTGAGACCACTACTCTCCTTGCGTGTGAGCTTATCAATGAGGTCTTTTGATTCTTTGGGAAGTAACTTGGCTGCTTCAGATGGACTAATTAGTTCGCTAGAGACCAACTGATCTGCTGGGATACCAGCGTCGTGTAATTGGTTCTTTGCGTCGTTCTCGTCAATCCACTTGCGGTACGCACGCTTCGGCTGCATCTGCCAGCCCTTGATCACTTCACCTGCCTCGATGCGTTTGACTGCATGGTCTCTCACAGCGTCAATGAACTTCTCTACAAGTGGTGCGCGTTCTAGCAAGTCTGCGATCTGCTCTGGTGATAGTGTCACCACCACAGACTTCATCTCTTCTTTAGCCATCACCGCAAGGTTTGGTGTGGCAGCAATGACCTCGAAACCTTTACGCTGCGCAGGACAGATTGCTTTTGCTGGACACCATTGGCAACCGTCTTCTGTCGGAGTGGGTTCTGTATCACCCTTCTTAATTGCTTGTATCGCTGGAGTTAACTGCGTCTCAGCCCAGTCGTTCAGTTCCTTAAATGTGATCTTGTGCGTTCTGGGTTCACCGTGTATCGGTTGAATGATCGACAACTCAATATTCTGAAATTCAATCTTTGCGTGACGCATCGCACCGATAGCATATATCTTCATCTGGTCTGAGTCAGCATCCACATAGCCTCTGCCAGTCTTCAAGTCTGCAATGACTAGGGTTGACTTCTCGTCGTTCCATGCCACCACATCGGCAGTACCGCCCAGCTCGATGTCCTTGTCCTTGTACACCGTTACATACTGCTCGACCTTCAATGTGCCAAGTCTTAACTCCAAGTCCCTGATGTGGTTCACATGAGCTGCTGCAAAGTCAGCGTTCTGCTCGGTGATGAGAATGTCCTTGACCGTCTTACCCACCCAGTCATAGACACTTGAGTTAGTCAAGAATGCAGTCTCTGCTACTTCGTGTATTGTAGTACCGATCTGTGCAGCCTCTCCTGCTGGCTGATAAGGAATGTCTGCGCACAGCCTCACAGATGCAGGACAAGAGAGCCAGCGCGTAGCTGCCGATGGGCGTAGTTTAATCATTAGTTGTTTTCCTGTAAGTGCAAAATTGTGTAGATGCGACCGCGCACCTCGTTAGTAACTGCGTGACCGAGCTGCTCTGGATCGAGCAACTCAGAGAGCAACTCGTCTCTAATCTTGAGCTTGGTTCTGGTGTCCTCCAGCTCCTTGGTGAGCCAGACAATGTGCTCGCGCATTGCGCCTCGTTCTTCGTCGATCATTTAGCCTGACTCCCAAAGTAAGCGATCATGGTTGCGTCAGCCCGACCAGAGTCCTTAACGCGAGAAAACACTTGCTGGTGCTCTGGATGCAGTTCCATGCACCTGTGGCGTATAGCGTCCTTACCCTTTGCGCAACCCGTAGCCTTCTGCCAGACCAAGGGATTGATGTAGGTAATGGGTACTGAGAAAGACGCGAGTGCGCCTTCAATAATTCCAGCAGCTCTACCGAAGGCATACATACTCGCTGTGCCTTGGTTTGGCATTGCGCCTGTGCGTTCTACAAATGCGTGCGTAGGGGCGAATACCTTGATGATGGATGCAACGCCCTGCGCAGAGACCTGTCGCTTGTTCTTGCCACCTCTGAGAATCTCCACGATGGGCATATCGACGACCTGCTCAAACTTGCCGTCAACATACAGAGAAAACGCTCCGAGTGCGCCAACATCCACACCCATCACCCTAATCATTCTTGACCTCAAGCGACTTGATGCGACCAATGATCAAGCGATCTGTGGCAGTTCTGAGCTTCTCTATTGAGGTGATCAGAGGTACGGTATGCCCCGCCATCCAGCGTGACATCTGAGCCTGATCAATGCCAGCCTCTCTGCATATATCAGCCATCTTGAAACCCGCTTTCTCAGCGCGTTCAATTATTTCAGTTAGGTAGTTCATGCCTACAATGTTAACCTAGAATTGATTACTTCAACAAGGCAGACAAAAAAAGGGGTGAGGTTTGACGCTCACCCCTATCAAGGCAACTGCGACTCTTGCGGAGACATAAGTCACAGGTGACAGGGAAACTACGCCCTGTCACTATGTATTTTATGGCGGTAATACCCGACAAAGTTGTAGGGTCTAATAAATAGTTCTTGATGATGTAGTCAACTCTGATATGATTCGCATATCAACAACACAACGGAGTAAACGAAATGACAAACGCAACTTTATTTAACAGCAACTTAGCAATGTATGGTGTACCAGATATTGTTGCTTATGTAAATTCTGTAAAAGCATCTTCTACTTATAAATTTACGGGCGCAAATATGATAGTTGCTGGTCTGATGTCAGATGCTCAGGAATTAATTGCAGATGGTGAAGTAGAGCGTGCTCGTGAAGGTGCTCGTCAAACACTCAACATTGCCAAGCACATCCTGTTCTTAATCGCAGATGGTGAGTTAGTCGGCACAGTAGAGCGCAAGTAAAACCAACGGGGCGAAAGCCCCATCTTTTAAGGAAAACATTATGAAAATCGTAGAAATTTATTGCCAAAAAGAGAAGTTCAATCCACGCCTTAATTGCACCGTGTCAGGTGCATGGCTTGTGGTTTACGACAACGGCATTGAGGTTGCAGTCTGCCGTGACTATGAGGCTTCCAGCGCCAAAGAAGCATTAGCCATCTTGAACCAAGACAAAGCCAGCGAATGGAATCACAACGCACCCTATAACCCTCAATTCCTTGGCGCACAACCCGCACGCGCTGGTCAAGATTATTAAAGGAGTAAACGAAATGCTAGAAGACCTGTACAGATTCAAGTGCGAAGTAGAAGGGGTCACTCTCGTCTGCTTCCTCGAACACGAACCCGAAGAATTGAACTACGGGGAAGCGCCAGACTTCCCAGCTTGCATGAATCTGGTCAATGCCTTTTGTGGTGACATTGACATCGCCCACCTTCTTATGCAAAGTATTGCAGACCATATTTGCGAAGAAGCCCTCGTAATGTTTAACTCTGAAAGCGAATAATGAAACATCAAAACTACACAGAAAACTTTGAAGTCGATGGTCCTTACGAAGACAACAGAATCTCCCTTGTGGATTGCGTCTTCATCTTCTTGGCTGGCGTAACGGTCGGTCTGATCACAGCAATGCTAACAATGGGGTACTAATCATGTCAGTACAAAAGAAAATCGAAGAGATGGTCTTGCAATACATTCTGAAGACCGAAGGTAGCGCCAGAATAATGTCGCCACAAGATGTCGGCAAACTAGCCAGAGACGCAATGCACAAGGGTGCAATGCTTGGATACGACGCTGGCATGAAGATGTCCTTGCGTGCTCACGGCAACGAGCTGGAGGTTGCAGAGCTGACAGTCAAAGAGCTGACCGAGCGCGTCAAAGAGTTAGAGATGCAAATGATTGCTTCTCAGCAATGACAGAAGTCAAAACTAGATGGGTGACACCGCCACCGTGGGTTGTACTACGCACTAAGTGCGAGACCCTTGGCGTGTGTCAGTCCAAGGAAAAAGTGTTCTGCATAAACTGCCCAAGGTTAAAACAACGCAATGCGAAAAAGAAGTAAATACAAACCCAAGGGCGTGCGCCTCGATGCCACCACCTATGTCTTAAACGGTTTTAGACTTGTGTCCGCTACTGGCAGCGCTGCACTCGATCTCAAGATCAAGAACCATTCTGCCCTAGAAGCGCTTAGGACGGGTCAGGCAAAGCGCTACGACATCGACTCCATCATCTCTGCTTTGAATGTCTCCGAAGCCTTGTCTCGCCTTGGCATTGGGCATGAATATGTAGACGAGATCAAAGAAGGACAGGATGCCTTGCTGGAGTTATCGCGTCGCGGTATCAATCGAGACGATAGGTTTGTGGCGAAGGCATCAGAACTCACCGCGATCAACTACGGCATGGAGCTGCACGACGCACAGCTCGACATCACCACTATTGCGCAACTAGAGAAGGCACTCGACATTGTTGCTAATGAGATAAAGTCACGCAAAGCTAGAGTAATAGAGGAGAAGACGGTATGACACAACCAAAACAAGAGCAGAGTGAGCCTGTGGCATTCAAAATCTACAAGCCGACACCTCCACGACACGCTACCCCTAATGTGCGAGATGCTGAATTGCCTTGGGTGTATGACCAAGACCCATCGTCGGGGAATGTGGCATCAATGTGGGTTACACCTGTTCAAGCATTAAAGGAGCGCAACATATGACACGACACATAGGCATCTCAGTCCCGCATCGCAGGGTTGATGAGGACGACGACATCCAGACCTACAAAAGAGCGTGGGTGTCCCTCACCGACGATCAGGTACACAAGTGTATTGCCTACGCAAAAGGGGGCTGCGACATCGAGCAGACCGCAAAGAATATTGAATTAAAACTCAAGGGGCTTAACTATGATTGAAAATATATTGACCATCATCGTCTTGCTAACGCTTGGCGCTGCCATTGCCATTGCTATCATCTTTGCGGTTCTGTACTTTGGACATGAGGACAAATGAATGAAGCCAGTCAGGTTGCCCCGTCTAATCTCTCTGATCACTCAAAAGGGATACACGGCTGTCGAGCTGGCTGAGATTCTCTTCTGCACCATCAGGTCCAGCAGAGACATGATCGCCAAGCTCAGAGCACAAGGCAATGTCCACATCCAGTCTTGGCGTAAGACGAGCGTGACGCAATGGTCTGCTGTTTATAGGTACGGCATCGGAGTCGATGCAGATAAGCCTGAGCCTGTGAGCAGCAGCTCAAGGCTTAGAAAGCACCGAGCCAAAGAAGATGCAGACGCAAAGGAAAGAAGACTAACCAAGCAAAACCAACTAAGACGCAAGATTAAGCGTGACCCGTTGACTGCTGCATTTTTTGGTGAGATATGAACACACACACATTCGCTTGGCAGTCCGAGCACCCGTTCAAGCACTTGGTTATTGATGACTTCTTTCCACCACAACTCGCTCTGCAAATATCTCAAGACTTTGACAAGGTACAAGACTTCTGGGTGCATTACAACAACGCACTTGAGCACAAGTCAACGATGAATCATTGGGGTGCTTTCCCAGCCAGTATTTATAAAGCAATGCAGCACCTTGTGTCTCCTGACTTTGTGCAGCACCTTGTTCACTTAACTGGCTGCACGCTCTACGCTGACGCTGGTCTTCATGGTGCTGGTATGCACAGGCACATCTCTGGGGGAAAGCTCAACCCGCATCTGGACTACTCCATACACCCTAAGCTACTGCTTGAGAGACGGTTAAATCTAATCGTGTATCTGACACCAGACTGGCACAAAGACTTTGGCGGTCACTTAGGGATGTGGAGCGAGCCATCCAACCTCGTAAAAGAAGTGATGCCTAAATTCAATCGTGCTGTTTTGTTTGACACAACAAACTCACTACATGGACTCTCACGACCTGTCCAATGCCCAGAAGACTTTGCACGCAAGTCTCTTGCGGTGTACTACTTGTGCGAGCCAAGACCGCAAGCAGAGGAAAGATACAGAGCGCTGTACTCACCAGCAAAGGGTCAGGAAAATGATCCTAATGTGCTGGAGCTTATTGCGCTGAGAAGTCGTGTTTAATTTTTAAGGAGATGTATAAATGAAAAAACTAGAAGCAATGACTGAAGAAGAAAAACTAGAAGCGCTTAATACGCTTCAACTTTATATTGAGTCTGCCATTGAGTCAGAACAAGAAAATCCAGCAGAATTCAAATTAGAGACGCAACATAGAGTTGATCTCGTACTTGTCAATCTAAGAGAGATTTTTGGCTTGCAAGATATTGCATGATGTTATCTAGCCACTCTTGATTAGTTTGTTGTATTGGATTTGCAAGTTGGAATGATCTTACATCTCCACTCTCTGGCGCTCCAATTTCTCTGCGCATTTTGTACCAATCTGGGAACATAATTTCTTTTGGTACTGACTGCTCTAATCCACCTAAATACTCACCAGCAAGTTGCGTGTTATATGTTTTATGAGGAGATACTGGGTTAGTTATTAGCTCAGTATTTGGCTTCATTTTGCCAACCGCTAAACCGCCAGAATACATTGGTTCATTCAATAGCAATGGGTCTGTAATTGCAAATCTTGTTTGAGCAATGTTTGGAAATCCTGCATTTTGGAATTCATCTAACTGCATACGATCAACAAATGCAATTCGCAAAGCACCATTTGACTCAAGTTGATCTCTAGACTCTGGATTCATTACGCCCTTCCACTCAGGACGCACCGCTTTAACTTGACGATCAAATGCTGCAATACTTTTTTTGCTTATCTTGCCAGCCTTCATCTGCTCAAGCAAAGCATCAGACATCATGGTGTTGTAATTCATTGATAGCGGACCCATCGATGTATAAGCACCATATACATCACCACTTCCATATTTAGCAGCTTCATTTATCTGATTTAACAAGCCTTGCGCAGCACCTTTTTCAGAAGCCCATATTGATCCACTTGGTGAGTTGGCACGCATGAAGTCATAACCACCCCCAAGATATACAGGGTTTTCAAACTGCACATCTCCAATTCCTAAAAGATTTTGACCAGTAGCAGACCTATCACCAGCAAGCGATACTATTGATCCACCCTTCATATTCTCTGGAGTTATGGAAATCTTTGGCGGTAAGTTTCCTACTGGTTCTAGCGTTGCCCTCATCTCTGATATTGGTATTGGTAACTTTTTACCAGCTCCAATGTCATGCCAATATCCAGCAGCTCTAGCTTCTTCAGCGCTCATGCGCGGTGCTTTGGTAATGTTTTTCTTTAATGATGTAGTCACGCCACCCATCTGCGACATAGGATTACTCATCGCAGCAGCCTCGCTCGGACCTAGAGTCAATAGACCGCGACCTAATGTTCTTGCAGCAGGACCAGCCATAGGCGCAACCGTCATCATGGCTTCAGCAGTCTCTGGCTTTAGCAATGGCACATTGGCTTGACCTATGTTCGTCAACGGTTCACCGTAGGACATACGCTCAATGGTCTTAGGTAGACCAGTTGACTCAAGCAGACTAGCCAGACCCTGCATCTGCTGGGTGCGTTGCGGTGATCTTAAATAATCGTAGCCACCATAGAGCAAACCAAGCAAAGGGTTCTGCGGTGTAGCGCCAATGTAGTCTGCCATTTACTCACCCAATAAAGTTGCAGGTGCAGCGCCAGCAGATGTTGAGTAACCTGCGCGTCGAGTTGACTCGCCTAGTGCTCTACGCTGCAACTCTTGCATAACTGGTGTTATACCCATAAGGAGTTGTTGTTGCTGGTTAAAACTAGGGTTTAAGACGCTACGGGATAAGGCTTCTGCGACATTCTGATCAATGCCTTGAATGCGTGGACCGAGCTGGCGGTAGAGGTTAGTCATACCACCAAGCACATTACCACCAGCCATTTGAGCACCAGCACCGATCAAGTCTGTGGGTGATGGTCCTGCCATCTCAGCAATGTCTTGCTGGATCGGTGCAGTTGGTGAGCCACCTTCAATGCGAGACCTAGTGATAGCCATCTGGCGCTCACGCTCTAAGTTCTTGACGAATGCCTCGTACTCGCCTTGCGAGTTAAAGACGGTGCGCATACGGTCACGCATCTCACGACTATTGATGAATCTGCCAGCAATGTCACCAGTCTCCTTCATGCCGTAGATTTCGTCACGCAAAGACTGAACTGCACCGAGTCGATACATCTGGCGCTCACCATCGTCGGAGAGTTTAGCCAACTCGCGGTTGATTTCTGCTGGTGACTTCTTCAAGAACTTATTAGAGCCAGCCTCTAGAGCGTCCTTCAATAACGACTCACTAGCGAATGTCTTGACAGCCTCACCGTAGACAGGCACGCCAGTCTGCTTGTCTGTAATGGCATTGAGTAACTCAACACGCAGTTGGTTTAAGTCGTTGGCGCGAGTCGTCTTGCCAGCCCTCTTAGCCTCGTTTGCTGCATCTCCAACATACTTGTAAGCCTTATCCAGCATTAGCATACTGTTTGGCGGTAGATCAGCATATTGCGGTAATCCGCGAGCACTCTCAATGGCTGTCTTGATGTCGCGTGACTTAGCCAGCAGTTCGTCAATCTTCGGAGAGTAGACCTCACCAGCAGCAAAGGCTTGCTCGTACAAAGGTCTAGCCTTCTCAGCACGAGTCTTGATGATCTCGTCAGCAACCTCACCAATGTCACGCGCACCGACTGCGGTGAAGTCTGTGATGTCCTTGGTGATCCTTGGACCAGCGCCTACGGCACGCTCCACAAGCATCTGACGCACATCTGTCTGAGCACCACTAGGAACTGCCATAGCACCGCGTGCAAGCCTACGCATAGACTCGCCACCAATGTCTGCCAATGTCTCATCTCTACCGCCTAGAATGCGAACTGTCTCAGCCTGACGCGCAGCTAACTGCTCAGGACTTGTGCCTTCGCGTATCAATGCGCGTGCTATCAACTCCTGCGCCTTAGTCTCTGCTGTTTGTGCTGGAGCGCCTGTTAAGACATTTGCAATCTTGCGTCCTACTGGTGCGAGAACGGTACTGACAGCAGGTGCTGCTGCACCCATGCCTAGACCTAATCCACCACCAAGCAAACCACCCGTAGCGCGACTAGGTAGACCGCCCTCAGCGCCACCGACACCAGACGCAACGCCTGATGCAACACCGTAACCAGCACCACGACCCATTTGAGCCAGTAGGCTTGGCGCTTGTTGTGCAGCAACCTGTGCAACCCTGCCAGCAGTTGCAGTTACAGCAGGAGCTGCTGCGCCACCCGTCAATAAACTAGCGCCAAGTGCAGCAGCCACAGGTGCTAGACCACCACCTATCTCTGCCATTGTTGAGCGTACAGGATACTGCTCACCATACTCTTTGAGTCCAGCCCTGACGCGGGAAAGCATCTGCTCGTACTGTGGACCGCTAATAGCGCCAGCCCTAAATGCTGCTTCTATCTCGTCGGCAGTATTAAAGGTTAAGCCCTGCAAGAATGGTCCTGCAATGCTTGATTTAATGGGAGCACCGCCAACCTTTGTAGCGTTCTTAATAGCTTGCTCATAGCGTGTTACTGAAAATCCTTCAGACTTCAAGTAGGACTGCACCATGTCAGTAGACTGACCTTGATCTTGCAAGGTCTTGACATTCTGCTGGATGCGTTCAATATTTGTATCAGCCATCAATAACCTCTACTCGTTTGGTTTTTTCAAGTTAAATCGTTGCCACCACTCTTGACGAGTCTGTGGGATATTTGTTGCAGTTCCACCTTTTATTATTTGTTCTGGTGTCTGTACGCGCTTGAATGGATCATAAACAATCTGATTAGGATCGAGTTTGTAATTCTTTGCAACCTCGGTGTATCTGTCGATTAAGTCTTTAGATAGTTGGCGCTGCGATTCAACAATGTTTCTAGACTGGTTTAAGAAATCACTACGAATATTCTCGCCAAGACGCTCACCATTCAAAGCCTTGTTATATAAATTTCTAACTGTGTCTGACACGCCACCAGCATTTGAAGCAGTAGCAAACTCACCCTCACGCACGACAGAAGTAGGATCAAGCACCTTCATAAAGCCAAAAATCAAAGATATATCTCCAGCAGCAGACGGGTTTTTTGCTGCCGTTTCAATCTTCTGGTATGCCTGATTTAAGTCAATGAATGGTTTAACTTGAGCTTGGAACTCACCACGCAAGTCCTTTTCGTTGGCAAATGTCTTTCCTTGTAGCGGAATGATTGGGACAAGTGGTTGCAGTCCAGTAGGTGCTGCTTGAGGTGCGCCAGCACCACCAGTAGGTACAACGGCACTAGGTGCGCCAGCAGGGGCTGGAGCGACAGCAGGACGAGGAGCACCGCCTACACCACCACCCATGCCACCACCACCAACTTGGAAGTAACCGCCAGCCTCTGCGCCACCAACAATTTGAGGTGCAAGGGTCTTACCAAAACTTGTACCTGCTGGCACTTTGTCTTTATCCATAAATGTAATTACGCCACCTCGATCAACTTGGATCAGTTCTCTTGCTGGTCCATATCCTTCAACGGTCTTAAATGTTCCATCACTCATTTGATTGACTAAGACTTGCTTACCTTCAAAATCAGTAACCTTGATTGGCGCACCCATTGGTTTCTCGATTGGAGCAAACTGCGCAGACACAGGAATAAATTGACCACTCTTTGTACGCTGTACATACTCGCCAGACGCACTCTTAAAAATATCGCCAGTAACTTCTTCTCTTGGTTTAATCTTTAAGGCAGTCTCCAAATACTTTGCTGCAATGTCTGGATACCCTGATCTATCAGCAATCACATATTTATTCATTGCGTCTTGATACAACATCTCTTGCTGAGACATTTGCGGAGCTGGTGCTCTGACTTGCTGACCGATTAAGTTTGCACGCGCAACCGTAGGACCAGCAGGTAGACCGCCAATAGATATTGCTTGATCTGGAGTGATCGTTGTAACTTCACCCATAGGTTGTGCTGGCTGGAGTTGCTGATCTTGCAATGCCTTGCGGAAGTCTTCAAGACGCTTGGCTTCTGCTAACTTCTGGCGTGTCAATAGATTTTGAATTGCACCTTGTTGTGCTTGCTGGTATCCAGCAGTACCTGCTTGGAAAGCACCGCCAAGGGCTTGACCTAAAGAGATTCTTCTGGGGCTTGGACCGCCAGCCTGTAAGAGAGCTGCTGCTGCTTGCAGCATTGTTTGGTTTTGAATACCACTTTGTTGCTCTGGCGTGAGATAGTCTTCTAGACCAGTACCGCCACCGCCAAAGAGTAAACCGCCAAAGTCAGTTGTTGCCATGTCTTACCCCAGTAAACCAAGGATTGCACCAATACCAGCACCATAACCAGTACCTAGTGCTGGTATTGCCTTGCCTAAAGCTGCACCACCTAAAGCACCACCCAAGGCACTTGTGCCGTAGTTGCGATAGTTAGGTGATTCAGTAGTCATGCCGAGATTTGGTAAATTTATACCCAAACCAGCAGAAGAGATGCCTAGTTTCTCAAGTCCTAGATTACGCATGGCATCGAGTTGAGCTTGCTCAAATGCTTGTCTTGTACCGCCAAGACCCAAGACAGTCTGACCGCCTTGAAGTTGTTGCTGTCTTGCGTACTGTGCGAGCTGTGACGCATCCCTAAAACCAGACTGTCTTAGACCTGCCGAAGCCCTTGCAGACTCACGAAGCGCTGCCTCGTTTAGCATTCCTTGTGTGATGCCTTGGCGTGAACCACCAAACGCTCTTGCAGCCGTAGCCTTACCACGCTCTGTTAAATCTGCCATCTGCCTTTGCTTTTCAATGTCTTGCATTGTCTGCTCAACGACTTGTTGCTCATAAGGGTTTTGGAATTGAGAAATAGTCTCACCAGTAAATGGCGTGAGCGATGTATTGACAAGCTGCTCTTCGCCAGCCTGATACATCGGATTAAATCCAGCAAATTGCTTATAAGGTAATGCAGCAGCGACATTCCTGCCTTGCTGCACATTTTGTAAATAAGCTCTCTTTAAATCAGGATCAATCGACTGAGTTTGTACCGTAGTACCGCCACCTTTGCTCATAGTAAACCCCTTAATTTTGTCTTTGGAATTGACTCGTTATTTATCATATCGAGCAATCCTCTTCCATACTTCTGTACTGCTGATTTCTTGATGACATACTCGCCAAGTTGAGTCTTGCGATATGCGTCGTCTGGTCCTTCTGGGTTATCGCCAAAGGTGTTCTGTCTGGTGACCATGCCTTGTATGTATTGAGGCATTCCAATAAATCCACCCATGTATTCGCCACCACTATCACCGCCACCGCCACTAGCACCGTCACCTGATGAGCCTGACGATGCACCGTCACCTGATGAGCCATCGCTTCCGACAGCTCCACCGCCACCGCCACCAGCAGCACCGCTATCGGCTGCTGCGCCACCGCCAGTTGCTGCGCCAGCAGAAGCGCCTTCGCCACCTACATCGCTACCCATGCCAGTAGAGCCAGCTCCAGCAACACCGTCAACACCTGCTGCTGTGCTTGCTCCCGAAGCAGTAGCAATATCGCTTGCTAAGTCCAAACCACTTATGGCATTAACTGAATTTACGCTAGTGCTTGACAGGGCATCCATTAAGCCAGCAGCGATTGCAGCAGCTATTGGAGAGATAGACTGATTAGATATGGAATAACCAAGATCGCCAAGTGCAGAGCCAGTTGGTGAGCCAGAAGACGATATGCCTAATCCGCTACTAATTCCATCGCCATATCCACCATCGCCACCAACTCCATTGCTATACAGACTGTCGCCACCGTTATATTGATAGTTTCCAAAAGATGGGCTTAGTAACCCAAAGCCAGAATAAAGCGACGGGTCATATCCTCCAGTCACTTGATTAGAGTAACTTGGATAAGTGAATGGGGATCGTTGTTGATACCCATACATTATTTTTTCATAAGGTGTCATTGCCACTTATAGCTCCTTGCTTAACATGAACCATTTTGGTTCATATCCTTCATCTTTTAGGAATGTCTTTTCCCATCCTTTGCGACCTGCGAGCGTAACTCTGGCGCATCCCAGTTGTTTAGCCCAAGACTCAATGACAGGTCTCATTGATTTGAGTTCATCTAGGTTTCCACCAGCCAAGAAGTAGTGCAATACCTTGACCTGTGGGTAAACAATAATCTCTGTGATGACTGCCGAATTGTTGTGATTCCAGATTTGAAACCTGCCATCACTTACACCTTGGGCAACATCCTCAATCGTGTGCGTTCCTGCCGAGTATTTTAATGCCGACTCGATAGGTTCTCGCAACCTCCAAAATTCATCAATGTCGCTCACCTCTTCCCCATCGGGACTACCTCAACTCTGTTTACGCCAACTCTCCAGTCCTCTAGAACTGCACCCGTGTATCTGATCTTTACCTGTCTTGCAGCGAATCTCACATCTGTCGGTTGCGCTGCTGCATACGGTCCATAAGTCGTCTCAGTCGAAGTCGGATACATCCGAGCCTTGAAGGAAACGACGACCTCGCCCAGCGTTTGCTCGTCTGGGATAACTTGCTTTACGCTCATTATGTTGTCGCCATTACCTATCTCAAAAGGACCAGACTCCACGAATGGCGAAGCCCCGTCGTATGCGTAGCCGACTTCGTGCTCGAAGATGTAGCCGTCAGTTGAGATCATCAAGGGATAGGTGAAGACTCCTCTGTCAGTTCCTGCTGTACGCGCCAAAGTGCCAATCGACCAATGTCCTTCGCGGTAGTTGTAAGTAACATAGGAGTCGTTCTCGTTGCTGGCGCTCGATGGATAGAACCAGATGCACTCACCGTACTTACTATTATGGACAGCGTAAACTTTGCTGGCTTGGTTGTAGTTGATGTTCTGGAAAACATAGTCGCCAACATCTGAAGGCAATGGCTTGGCATAACCGTCATATATCCAGAACCCTGACTTAGACATCCATATGGCTGCCGTATCAATGGCTGCTACTGCTTGTGATGAGATCACGCCACAACCTGATCCGACCTTCTCGAAGCTGTATATATAAGGCAAACCAATATAGCTGGCAGCGTGGACATCGACATCGGTAAAGATTAGATTGACACCTCGGACGCGCTTACCGCACTTTATTGATCCGACTGAGTTGATCTCAAAGTCACCTGCCTGATTGGTTGCAGCAGGTGTCCAGACTGTATTGTTTTCTTGATCGCACCAAGATACCTTGCGCGGGTTACCTGACGCACCAAGGGCAAAGACAAAGCGCTCTGCTGTCGTCATCACAGCCTCATTACCCGTTGGCGCGTTGACGATGGCAATAGCCCTTGTTGGCGTGACAAAACCTAGTTGCCACTCAAGGAGCTGACCGTCAGCGTTGGAGCACGCAACCAAATATTCGCCCCATGAGTCCATTGACCAAGTTGTCGCTGGGACTATCCCCCCTAAGTCTGGACGCGCCACACCATAGGCATAGTTACCGTAGGTGCTGTAACCGTAGCCAGTCTTTAGCGTTGCGTCTGTGATGCCAGTTGTAAAGGTGACTGGTGTAATGTCCTTCAAGACACCCGCCTCGCTCATTGCGTAGAGCTTTGTAGGCGTGCCAGCAGCAATAAAACGCACATCTGAGTTATCTCGCCAAGTCAGCATTCCACGACTGACACCAGTCATTTGTGATGCCGATCTCTTACGCCAACCGCCCACAGGTCTCAGCGTGTTCTCAAACCATCTGATAAGGTTCGAGTCAAACCAGCGCCCCATAGACTGGTACTCAGTACCGTTGCGGTAGATTCCTGCTGGGATTTTTAAGGGTACGAGTGCCATAGGTCAATTATGCTGAAAGATTGGACACAAAGGTCATAGTCGTAATAACCGACGGGATTACAGGTCTGGTTGGTGTGGAGCTGGCAGCGTAGTGCTCGATGGCAACGCCAACATCAGTTGGTCTCCACATCAGCTCAACATAGTCATTTGTGTCAAGACTCACAAATAAGTTCATTGCAGCAACAATGTGAAATGGATCGCTTGGAGACTTGCGTGCAGCAAAGCCAAACCTTGAGTTTGAATTGCTGATATTAGTGCCGTTCTTTCTAAACCAGATGTCCACATCTTGCGGTGCATTCGTTGTGTTCGTGAGCTGCACGCTGAACTGGATGTTATAAATTCCAGCCTGTGCAACATTGAGCCTTGACGAGTTAGACAAGGTTACGCCATTGCTCAAGTCTGTCGTATCAAATGTGATTGCGTAGGCAGTCGTCGTATTGGCTGCCACCTGATCAGTTAAGTCTAGAAATGCCCCGTAGGGGGTGTTTAAATACTTGCCACCACGCGGTGACGCAAGGGTCTGTAAGACATTTGTGAGCTTCAAGAAGAATGTACGCAAGGCAGCATTCGTCTGCGCAACCGTCAACCTGTCGTAGCTATCCTGCGGATTAGGCAGGTCTGGCGTGGCAGGGGTCTGGAGCTGCTGGTAGAAGTTCGTCATACTGCCTTGTTGTATTCGTCTTGCGTCAACAAACCGATGGCGTACTTATTCTGAGGTCTGAAGATGGTGAGCTTTTGCTGACGCAATGCTGGCGCAAAAGATATATGAGTCCAGCCCTTATCGCCAAATTCGTGGATCATCTGATCAAACTTGATACCTGCTGCGTCAATAGCCTTGCAGACCTCTAGTGGAGTGCCAAAGCCCTTGCATACGAAGTCAATAGCCCAGCCGTCCATGTGACTCGATACCTTTGATCCACCCACCGCCACATTGACCTCTGGCAGACGAATCCATGAGTTGACATTGATTGACTTACCCAGCAACGCTCTGACCTTCTCCATGCCAGCAGCAGCCGTCTTCATGTTCTCTAATTGCTGTGCGTCTGGCTGGTTGCTGATACCAAGCCTTGTGGCGGTATCGGAGTGCGTTGCCTCCTCAAGTGTGAAGTGATCACTTAGTTGCATCGTCTTCTCCCACAATGGCTTTTGCAATGGCATTTGATGCCTTGCGTCCTGAGATACCGCCCATTGTTCCCACTCCCATAAACGCAATGGCTTTCAAGATTTCAAGGAATATTGCGTCGATTGGTGCGAGTTCGGTCTCCTGCTTCTCAAAGCCAATAAGCCACAAAGTACCAAACGCAATGCCCAAGACCATAATGGTGATCGACTTGACGACGAATGCCCAGACTTGAACCTCGACCTCTTCGACACTAGGCTTCGGACGGTTAACCCTAGCCAGTATTAGTTGCTTTAAGAATTCAATCATTTGCGTTTCTCCATTACCTTCTCAACGGTTCTGCCACCAAAGTAAGCCAACATGATCAGTTGACCCCACTCACCTAATAGCTTGACATAGGTCTCGTTCACATTGACGCTGAAAGCAGACATCATCGCAAACAGAAAGTATGCGCTCAGGATCGCTATAAGGGTCATAGGACGAATGTTTTTTGATAGGTAGGAGTCAGACTTCATGTCTGATTCCCAGCGCTTTGTAACGGCTTCTAGTTCAGCCTTGGCAAAGTCTGCCTCTACCTCTGCCAGCTTCGCAGTTGCTGCTGGATCGCCAGCAATAGCCTTTGCAACGGCATCAACGCTATCAGACACACCAAACTTACTAGCCAAAGCGGTAACAGCAGAAGCACCCAAAGGACCAGCGACAGCCATTGCCAGCGTGGGTGCGACACCCTTGAGAAGACCGAGTAACTCATTCATTGCTTTGCCTTTCCATTAACCTTAATTGTCGGTTTATTTGTCTCTCTTTTTTCTCCAACCTTACTTCGGCTTTTTGTATCTTGATCCACATACTAATCAAGACTGGCGTGATGATTAAGATAATTGTCAGCATTACACACACAAGGATCAGAATGCTTCGATAAATGAATTTATCCATACTGCGTATAGCCAAGAAACTACGAGCAGCGCGATAAACAATCCCATGCCAAGCTCAATCTTTTCTTGTCTGAACCTTTCTTGTCTGTAAGCCTCTATCTGTCTTTTGATTCTAATTTGTTCCTTGCGTTTTTGTTGTTCTGCTTGAACCTTGGAGTAGATATTGTTGTAGTTCTCCCAGAGTGGTCCGAGCTGATAAGGCACACTTGCACCCCTCATCATCCCACTCAACTTGACATAGCTCTGGTCTAACTCGTTTTTGAAAACAGAGAGTTCCAGAATTGTCTCAGGGTCTGGATCAACGCTTGAAAATACTTCTTCATATTTAATTTCCACATATTCGGTTAACTCCTTGTGGTGTCTAAAAAAAGCACCTAAGTGCTTAATGAATTGCTGGACAATCTCGGCTTCGTTAGGGATGTGGGTTGTGTAGACTTCCTTCTTTTTCGCCACAGGCTTTGCGTCTGTGGCTGCTGGCTTGGACTCGGCTGGCTTTGAGCCACCAAATAATCCGCTAAAGAATCCCCATATCCCTTTGACTTCCTTTGCGATTGCTTGGGCATCATCGGTTGCCTTCTTTATCTTCTGTACAGCGACCTTGCCTTGAGACAAGGCATCGCAGCAGTATGTGATCCCGTCATACGCCAGTTGCATTGCCTTGAAAGCAGCGCCAATGGTGATGGGATCAAACACATCACTTCTTTATGTCTTTATAAATCTGGTACAG